GGTCGGCCTTACACGCGCACAAGTCGGTAGTTTCCTCGGCAGCATGCCTAGGTCGTTTGAACTAGACCTAGAAAAGCAAGATTCGACTCATGGCCGGGTCCACGTCGCGGTGTTCCTGTTGTTCATCCAGAGAGTTGCAAAAAGGCTTGGCGTATCAGATTGCATCGGCGAAGTGCGTTCTTGTCGGCGTTTCAAAGATGTCGGCGGTCGGGTGCGTTACAAAATGGGGTATGGCTTGGGTTCCGGCGATTCTTGGACATTGATCGCCAATAAGATCATGGCCATTAGCAGCCTCGTTTCGCTCTATCATGTACCACGCGGCTTGCGGATGTTGCAGGTTGGTGATGATATCACTATCGGTCGAAAACTTCGACGTCGTGAACACCCGATCGTTCCAATGCCCAAGGTGATCGTAAAGGAGGAGGACAAAACGCTGATACCTTCCAGGCCAAGCTTCACGAGCATGACTAACATTGGCGGAGCTATTACGATTGCGCACAGATTACGTTCGATGATCAAATTCGCACATTGTCGACGGACCGCGGCGGAACACGCGTCGTATCGCACCGAAGTCGACAATATCGAACAGCAGTACGCCACCATAGGTCTGGCATCTTACTCAGAAGCACATGCTACTTTGGTTGGCGGTAACGCGAGTTTTGTCGAACAAATGATACGAACTGCGGTCACTGTCTGTCATAAAGATTGGTCAACTCTGCCAGAGACTCTTAAGCGGTCTGATACCGGATTGGCGATACAGGTCAATTCTAGAGAGCACGGCTGCTTTGGGTGGGCGTTAGCCAACGTCATCAGTGATTCCGTGCGTGCGTTGAACGCCCTTACGACTTATAGCCGCACCACGACATTGAATGAAGCCATCGATGTCTGCGATGCAAACGGAGTTCGGTACTCAATCATGCATGGTGCTTTCACACAACGACGGTCAGAAGAGTGCGTTCGCGAGTTTTCGTCACACGGCATAAGCACTGTGTATTTGTTCACAGATCATGCAGTGAGCGTTCGGGCCGGTGAAAGGCGTGATTTTGATTCGGCTGGGCGAATGATGAAGATCAACCTGTTCGATGGCTCTCCTGCCTTCGACGATGGTTATTAGGTGCCGTGTTCGTTTATCGGTCACTTTAAAATCAAATCATATCAAATTAACAATGGCTTCAATCGCTCGCTTCGTTCAACGTTTTCTGTTTCCTCAATTGATTATGCTTGAATGTGTAAATATATAAAACACATAAGAACTCTCATCCCAGAACTGAATAAGTCAGTGTTTGAG